GTGAGGGCGAAGTAATGCGCCAAGCCAACGATCATATGACGATTGACCAGCAAGTTGCGTTCGCGTGGGAACACCGGGCGCATTTTGCTGAGGTAGCGGCCCACAATCTCGAAATGAACCGCCGCCGCTACAAAGGCGACATGACGGGCAGCTTCCGCAATGCTTGGGCAGAGTTGGCCTATCTCGTTCCTGAAAGCGATGACGTAGACCGCGATCTATTCGGCAACCCCGTGTAGGTCTCGGCCTGCGCCAAGCAGGAAACAAGCGAGCCCCGGAAGCGCAGCAACGCTGTCCGAGGCTCTGATCTGAAACCTTCTCACGAAAGGAACAGACTATGCTGAAAGGTATATCAACTCCCGAAGGCTTGGCAACCGCTGTTGGCGTTGTCATCCTCGGCGCAACTGTGAATGCGAACGTACTTCAAACGGGAGGCTGGTTTACAAGCCACGCCCTTCTCGTTTCTGCTTTGAGCCTCGGTGTGTTTGCCGGTGCGCGTGTTGTTGGACTTGGGGCCGGTAAGACCGGCCTGATGATCGTTGCCGCTCTGCTTTGCGGCGAAACCTATAATTTTTCCGCCACTGCCGAACGGATTGTCGTTGAACGCGAGGCTAATGCCGCTCCGTTGAAGGCGCAGCGCGAGGCTCACGACGCTGCCGAGCGGCGCCAGAGCGAGGTTAGCGCCGCTCCTGCCCGGTCGGAGCGCCTATCGCTCGCTCTCGAAGCCCAGAAGAAAGCCCAAGCCGCCTACCAGCTTGAACTTCGGACGGGCGGCCGGTGCAAAACGATCTGCCACGGACTTGAAGCTGACGCTGCCAAAGCCGATGCCGAAGTCACCGCTGCCGCTACCGAAGCTCAGAAGCTCCATGCTGCTGCAATCGAAGCCGCTAAGGCTGATGTTGCTGCAAACCCGCTTCCAGCTTCTGCGACACCCCTTGCCGATCGTCTCGGCTGGGCGCCTTGGGTCCTCGATTTGATTATCGCAGGACTTCTGTCGTTTGGATCGAACGTCTTAGCAGGCGTGCTCATTGCGTTCGGTGCTCGGTCGGTTTCTAGCGATGCTGGCCAGTCTGATTTCTCAGTTTCGAATGACGATTTCCGAGACTTGCGGACAATGGTTTCCGGCGAACTTCCCGAGCCGACGCCGCCGAAGCCGCGGAAACGTAAGAAACCCGAAACGGTTTCTGCCTCGAACGTGATCAGTTTCCAGCAACATCCCGTTGTCACGGCGCTGAAATCGAACGGGGGATCGGTGGAAAGCAACCAGCATCTGGCAACTCTGATGGGAGTTTCCAAAGGGGAAGCATCGAAACGGTGGCAGGAAATCGAAAACCAACTCGTTCTGACCCGCCACGGGAAACAATTGCGTATCGCGCTCAAGGAGTAACATCGTCAGAAGCCTTGGAGCCCTCGTCAGAAATTGGCGGGGGCTTTCGGCTTTAATCGCTCTCGGATGTCACACGTTTCGATGAATCTCATAAACAACCTAAGAGCCTGTAGATCTAAATCCGATGCGGGCACGAATGACTGCGCCATGCTCCGCATTTCATCCAATGATCCAGATTTTGGGACGAATGTCACAATCCGACCGCCGAAAATCCCAATCGACCCGAGAGCATGGTCTGAGATTTTGAACTCACTCACCTCTTTATCCTCCTCCGCCATTCCCGCTCCAACTCCCTCCGAAGTTCTACCCGTGTCGATCCGCATTTCGAGCATCTGAACTTCTTTCGCTTCAATTCCTCGAACGTCATTTCGGGATCGAACCGTCTCAAGTCTACAACCCGTTGGTGCTCACACCTTGGACCTCGACACCTTACGAAGATGAACCGGCCTGCGATGATGTAGTGGCCGATGTTATCGAAACTCTCGAAGTCGAATGGCACTAAGAACCATACTTCCTTTTGAGCGTTTCAAGAGTCGCCCGTTCCTCTCGCTCCTTGAGTTCCTTGCTAAGCAACTCGGAACGCAGGCGCTCGGAGACTTCCTCATCTGTTTCGGGGCGAGCGTAACTGACCGAAATAGTCGCGTGATGACTGTCGTATTCGGACTCGCTCTCGATTTCGCAGGTTGCCAGTTCTCGGTATTCTTCGGGAATTTCCGCTCTGATCTTGGCAAGGCTGCCGATCACCTCATCAAGACTACCGTCGAATACAAAAGGACCCCCGCCATAGCGCTCTTGATAGAGGGCGCTGATCTTCTTCGTCTTTCTCGCGGCTTCTATTTCTTCTCGCGTAAAGTTTTCCCGAGACGGTTTCATTGGCTTCAATTCCACAAGATCGCCTTTTGATGCAGAGATCGTCAACGAGTTGCCGACCGCGACGAGATTACCATGAATATACGCCTCAGTGTAGCGACCGCCGACTTGCATCCAACAATCATCTTCGCAGCGGATGCTATCGCCTTCCCATTGTGCTTTTCCCATCATCACCATGACAACGAGATCATCCTTAGCCAACATGCTCATCATGGTCTTTGCAACCGCATAGCGGCCCTCTTGCTAATAGGTCTGACTTTCTCGCTAGAACGCCACCTTTGTTTTTGAGAGGCGTCCTTCGCTCTGCGCCAAGTCTTGATCTTGTCGCCCTTCTGGCTCCAACTCCCGAAAGCCTTCGAGGAAATCCAATTGCTCATAAGATCACTCCCGAAAATGCGACCTGCTTCTCAGTCAGGAAGATTCCGAGATTTACCAACGCGTAGAGGAACCAGATCCCGACTAGAAACATGAAGGCCCAGAAGGCCAACTCTCGTTTCCACGTCATGCGCTCCTCCGATGAGCTTCCGCCTGCACAATCTGAAACCCTGCCTGCTTTGCGACTTCCAGTTCTTCTGGGTCGCTTAGGTTCGGAGTTGCCTTCCCGGCTTTGATCGCATCAAACCTGAGCATCCTCATTGCAAGTTTCCAACAACCGTAAGAATTGTCGGCGGCGTCATAGCCGTCTGCTTCGTTGGTGATGCTCATGCGGCGACCCTCCGCTTGTAATCTTCAAAGCGCTTCTTCCACGATTTCGGATAGCGCCACTTCAGCGCGAGCTTGTTCAGTTCCAGATCGCATTGCGGACAGACGCCCTCCCATTGCTCACCGCCGTGGGCCGAGCAGATGCGCCATTTGTAGATTGCGTTGCGCTTGTGCTTCGCACACTTCGCCATTCATACCCCCGCGAATTTATCTATGATCCTTCCCAACGCCTTTACTTCCAACGCATCGGCTTCCTCGTCTGAGAAAACCTTGATTTCTTCGGCTTCGATGATGTCCTTCATCATCGTTTGGATTTCTGCATCCGTAACCTTCCACCAGCGCTCCGAGATTTTCCGCCAGTCTTCGATCAATCGGATCTGAATTGCCGCCTTGATCCGCCGTGCGGTTCCCTCTCCCGAGATGCAGATTGCAACGTGCTCTTGGATTTTCCGGCTGCGGTAGAGTTGAAACTTCTTGCGATAGTCGGGATAAGCGGCCCGCTTCGTGAACCCAATCCGAACCTCATCGGCTAGAGGACCGTTGGCGTCTCCGATGATGTAAAAGATTTGAAGATCGAGTTCGGCCTCCACCTTCAATCGGGCCAGGCGCTCGATTCCATCCCGGTCTTTTCTCGAAATACCGATGTCCAGTATTCGGCTGCGCACTGATCCCGGTTCGGCCATCACGCCGGAATCCTTTCCTTGCTGAGCTTCTCGATCCGGGAGAGGTCCGCGTAACGTGCGGTGCCGTTTGCAAGCCGGAACAGGTGGCGCGCGACTTCGAACAAGCGCCGCTCAGTCTGGTCTTCATTCCACCGAAACCGGATGCCGATCATGCGAAGGCTCCAGCCTTGCGCGTAGAGCATCACGATGATCTGATCATCGACCATCGCGGACTTGCGCTTGCCGGTCCGCATTTCTTCGACGCGGTGCTCAAACTGGTCGATGTTCTCCGGTAGCAACGCGAGCTTTGCGAACCACTCCCCCGCGACAAGACAATCACTCACCGCTTCGGCACTTGGCGGCTCGCGATAAGGCGCGCTCGGCATATTCGAGACCGTCTTGCCGTCGAGATTGATGTCGTCGAAATCTTGGGCGCGGAGTTTCTTGATCGCCTTCTCGATTTTCGGATTTTCGACCCTTGCACCGGGCGTCATGGCAATCCGGATCGCTTCGGCGTGGAAGTCGAAATGCTTGGGCCAATTCGAACGAACACCGGCCGGACCTCCCTTGGGTACAGCGGCAAGTGTCAGAATCGCGCGCTGAGTTCGATCAAAGGCGTCGGCCTCTGAGATGTATGACGTCCGAGGCGGAAGGGTTGGAATGTAGGTGCGGAGTTTCATTTGGAAACCTCCAAGCCAAGACGTTTTGCGATCTCGCGCTTTGCATCATCGCCTAGTGTGACGCATTCCGATGCAGCCGTGGCTCGTATGAACTGTCTTCGAGTTCCCTCGCCAGTCGCCCAAAGCAACCAGTCATTCGCCAAGTCATGTCGCTCCGATCCGTAGGCTTGCAAAAGCGATATCGTCTCGCGACCCTTCCTTCTCGGAGGCTTCCTGCGTGAGTTCATTCCGCCGCTTCCTTCTGAGGAACGCGCACTAAATGGGGAAACTCTCGCTTTGCGATGTCGAGAAACCGGGCTTCGCTTCCCAAGCAGCTCTGCCGAAACCAGTTGTCGTATTCGACGAGGCCCATATCGGCCGTTTTGAACTTCGGCTCTGCGGCCTCAGAATTGACCGCTGGCGGCGTTTCGACCTTATGAGCTACCGGAACTAGGGAACGGATTGGTTCGGGCTTCAGCGGCGAACTTGGGCGCCATTCTGCGATTGCTTTTCTGGCTCGCTCGACACGCTTAGCAAAATCAGGATCAGAGCCAAGGAAGTGCGTTGCTCTCGCGAGTCCATGCAACACGGTCGAATGATCTTTCCCTCCAACGATCGATCCGAGAATGGACAAACTGACTGAGGGGAATAGTTCTCTCGTCAAAAGCCAGATGGCATATCTCGCTTTGCAGTGTCTTGGGCTTCGGCTTTGACCGCATAGGGCATCTAGATTTGTATCGAAGGCTCGGGCGGTGAGTTGCGCGATTGTGCGGCGGGAGATTTTGGAGTCCATCAGAACTCGATCTCCCCATAAAGGATTTCGTCTGCACCGACTTTTTTGACCGGCGAATCCACGACGAACGCGTGAAGGCTTTCAAGAACAACGAAGTGATAATGCGGATTGCTATGAGCGAGCTTGCTCGCCTCGAAATTCGCATCGCTTTCCGATTTCCAATAGGTGAAGGATTGCGTTCGCGGATCCAGAACCAGCCAGAATTTTCCCCTTTCCATTATTGCGCGTCCTTTCCGAGAAGATGTTCCATGACTGTTTTCGCGCCTTTTTTGCTGTTGCAGGTCGCGCAACTCGGGATGAGATTCGCGATGTCATCAGAGCCGCCTTTCTTGACGCTCAGAACATGGTCGGCATGGAATGAATTTGGCTTACCGGACGCTGTGGCCAGTCGAGTGCCGCAGTAAACGCAAAGACCAGATGTCTTTGCCCAGACCGTCTCTCGAGTTGATCTCGGAAGTGCGTCGCGATCGATGCGCTTATTGCGCGGGAAGCGATCGAGAATAGCTGCGGCCAAGTCCTCAGTGATCAGAAGTTCCGCGACGAGCGCGCTGACAAATGCTCGAGCGCTCTTTACCGACCAATTCCATTGAACAGCTAGGTTCGGGATAGACCGGAACGGCCGACGCAAATCGAGCGTAAGCGGAACCCCTTCGTGACGATTGAACTGCCGGACGACGTATGGTTCGCCTGTAAGATCAACCATGATCTCGAAATGTGACCACTGGTCCTTCCTGTCTGCATATTTCGGCGGCAGTTTCTGCCCCATGCCGATAACCGGATGGTCCCGCCATGAGCGATGCATGATCACATCGTCGCCTGGCTCGAACATGCCGACGCTGACGTTTGGAATCGGTCGATATGAAATCGTCTCTTCAATCATTTCAGCCATGTGTGATCTTGCCCCCATAGATTTCGACGTAGTTGTTTTCGGAAATAATCTCAGCCGGCAGTAAGCATTCAGGATCGCCGGGCGGCGCCCCCAGGATCCACCACGGCCACGTCCCGTTCGGCTTCGCGTCCTGAATTGCTTTTCGCCAACGCTCGAGCGGGAGAGCTTTCAGCTTCGGCTCGAGGCCGCGCCACCAGCCCCACGACTTGCCGTTGACCGGTGAGGGATCGGCATGGGCGATCTCGTCTTCCCAACGCCCCTCGTTCAGCCATGTCGTCGGAAGCGGGACGTACTGCGGATCCGGGTTGGTCGCCGCGTACCGCTTGGCGGCCTCGACGATGGCTTCCGGTTTGGCTCTGAGCGTCCGGTGTCGCCTCGATACGATCTTGGCGAACAGGTCTCGAGCGGCGCCCTTGCCCTTCTTGCGACCAGTCGGGAACGCCTTCCAAAATTCCTCGAAAGCCGAAGTGCTCGGTGCGGTGTCAACCGCACATATCTCTTCTCTTTCTTTTCTTGGTTCTGGTTCTTGGTTCTGGTTAGTGGTCATTTTCTGGTAGTGTTGTGGCGCTGCATCCTTTGATTTTGTTGCTTTTTTTGGCTCAAGTTCGAAAGAAGTCTGCGAGACTTCTCCGGAACTTCGACCAGAAGTCTCCCCGAAGTCCCCCCGAAGTTCGCCAGAAGTGCTCCGCAACTCAACCGCGGCGACCCTCTTCTTTTCCTCTCGAGCGAGGGCTGCATCGCGACGTTTTTTGAACTCTCGAACGTAGTCCGTGATCTCTCTTTCGACCCTCGAGTTTTTGAGCAGGCCGTCCTCGACGTAGAACTTACCGCTGGCGATGATCTGATCACGAAGCCGCCGGAAGAACCGCACGTCGCAACGCATGGCCTTGGCGCCCTCGTAATCGTCCGCCGGCAGGCCGCCCATGCGCGCGTACATCTTGAACAGGGCGGTCAGGTAATAGCCGCGCTGTTCCCAGCTCAGCTCTTCGATGCCCTCGAGGACTTCCGTGACGTTCAGCTTGACCCAGCGAAGTTTTGGGTTCGCATCGTCGTCAATGGGGGGCCCGCCGTTCTCGATCGTCATGGCGCATTACCTCGGTATAGGTCCGAGAACCGCGTGAGCGCGCCCTGGAACGCCATTTCGACGATGCCGACCGAGCCATGACGCTGCTTGCCGACAATGACCTCCGCCTTGCCTCGAGCGGCATCCATGCGGGCTTCCCAATCGGCGCCGGCGGCAAGGTCTGTCGTCGAAGGTTTGGTGCGCTCGAGATAGTATTCCTCGCGGTATACGAAGAGCACCACGTCGGCGTCTTGCTCGATGGATCCGGATTCGCGGAGGTCAGCCAACTGGGGGCGCTTGTCGGTGCGCTCTTCGACCTTCCTCGATAGCTGCGACAGAGCGACAATCGGGACGTTGAGTTCTTTTGCCAGCGCTTTAAGCGCCATCGTCATTTCGGTGATGTCACCGACGCGATTTCCGCCCCGGCCGGCAGGCGGCGACATGAGTTGCAGATAATCGACGACGATAAGTTTTGTGTTTTTCTTGCGCTTCATGCGGCGCGCTTTGGTTGCCAAGGCGGTCATTGTGATGCCGCCGGTCTCGTCAATCGTGATCGGCAATGCCGCCAGGCGACGTTGCTGTTCTTGAACGGCGCGGAAATCTTTTTCCTCGAAGTCCCCGCGTCTTAGGCGCTCTGATGAAATGCCAGAATGTTCGCCAAGCTGGCGCATGGCAAGCTCTAGCGCGGTCATCTCCTGGCTGAAAAAATGAACGTGGCCGCCGGGGATGTTGATCAGTTCTCCGGTATCTGGATCCGACCGAGTTCCCCCACCGGCCACGTTATGCGCGATGCCGGTTGCTAACGCGGTCTTGCCCATAGACGGCCGGCCACCGAGAATGATTAGGTTGCCGTTCCCTAGGCCGCCAAGTTTCCGATCAAGATCGGCATAGCCCGTCGTAACGCCATCGAGCGACCCATGAAGCTGGAACGCTCGGTTCGCGGCGTTCACCGCTTGCTCGAGCGCGTCAGAGAACGACACTTCGCGGCTGGCGCGGTCCTTAATCGACGCCTGAAATAATCGGCGCTCCGCCTCTTCGATCAATTCGGACGGCTTGGCAGGATCGTTCGGGTCAAAGGCTCGAGTGGCGATGTCTTCCGCCAAAAGGATCAACTGCCGGCGCTGAAAGCACTCGACGACGACGCGGGCATATTCCCTCACGTTTATGATTGTCGTCGCATTGGCCATTAGGCGGCCGAGATATTGGGCGCCATTCAGGTCGCTCGAGATAACGTAATCCCGGAATTTCTCCGCCAGCGAAACGGCGGTGAATGTCCGATTATTGAGAAGCGAGTCCGACATCGCCTCGAAAATCCGGCCGTGGATGTCGGAATAGAAATGCTCAGCCGCCAGGTCTGGGATGTATTCGGCGGCCTGATTGTTGATCAGCAGAGCACCAAGTAGCGCTTGCTCGGCTTCAAGGTTGTAAGGTGCCCGTGGCTCGTTTCCATGTGGATAGAGCGGGGATAACCCGTTGCCGCGTTGTGCGGTCTGTAGTATAGACATTCCCGCTTCTCCTAATGATCGTCCGGATGGATCGGACCTTCAGCAATCGCTCCCCGGACCTGGCAGTCCTTCGAGCATCGAATTTCAAGAGCCTTCGAACCCTGGCAGGTTCGGGGCTCTTTTCATTTCTAGCTCCCCGGTTCGCGCACGATCCCCCGGCTCCGCAGACCCGTCAAAAGCCGCGTAAACACGGGCGAATATGCTGTGTGACAACCGAAATGATGAGCCGCTATCCGAGCCCGTGCTTCGGCTTTTGAGCGCTCGAAATGCCCAGTATTTACGGGCTCCCAAGCATGTGAAACAATTTCAGTGATGATCTTCATTTCGCCCGTCCTTCGACGGTCAAAACCATCGCGTTGTGAGAGATCCAAATCGAGGTTGTGAGAATGAGCAGGACCGTGATCAGCGGACTGACGTTGCTGAAAATCAGGGCCATGACGGCGTTCGAGAGCATCCAGAAGATGCGGCGGCGCGGTTCCATTATCGGGCGTCCTTTTGCTTTCTCGACGGATCTCGTTCCCACTGCTCGCAACCGGTCGTCAGGTCGGAAACCTTGCGCGCATACATGCTGGTCGTGACGCGCTGGCAGCGGAAACCGTTGCTGAGGTATCGGCAGGTCTCACACTGAGGGGGTGCCTTCACCACTTGGAGGTCGGTCATGGCTTCTTCCCCGCGGGCTTGACGGGCGGAAAGCGATAGACGGTCGGTGATCGGTACTTTCCGGTGCTGAGCTTTTTCGGCGTCATCGGAAGACTCCATCGAAATGTCCGCTCGACAGATCGATCCCGCTTGCCGTGATTGTCGGCCACGGCCACGGGCACGACGCGCTTTCCTTCTCTCCTCGAATGGTCGCCTTGGTCGCTCTGATGCGCCGTAGCAATCTGGAAAATTCTCTGTCGCTCATTGGGCGAGCGGTGCGTTCGAGAGACTGGAAATGCGCCGTCGCCTCCATGATCGCGACCTTTGCCGCGTCTTTATCGACCGCAAACCATTCGCCCTTTATCCGCTTTCCCTTTAGTGCCGTATGGACTCGCTTTTCGACTTGGCGCGGGTGCTCTGTTTCTCGCGCGAAAAGGACCGTCAGGCGGTTCATTGCCCCGGTCGAAAGAGATGCTGCGCGCTTGTGTGGATCTGCCGAAAAGCCGATCTTAATGGGCGCCTGATCGCACCCCGTTCCGATTACATAGACGTAGCTTTTGCTCATGGCCCTAGTCCCGGAAATGTGAATGTGATCGGCCGGCCCTTGCCCTGCGCGCGCAAATCCCGCTGGCCTCGAATGGCACCAACGTCTTTCAGCGCTTTGGAAAGGATGCGGTCAGCGATTTCCATTCGCCAGCCGTGCTGCTTGGCATACCGGCGATATTGAATTTGGATTTCCGCCCAGGTGTAGGTCTCGCCAATGACGAGATCGCAATCCGCCATATCCCGGGCGAAGATTGCCGCCATATCGGCAGGGGTTAATTCAACGGTTGCCGGTTTCTGGAAATCGTTGACATCGGGCGGCAACGGTCCTGAAATGGCCGTAGTCGTTAGATATTTCTCGTCTTTGAATGGGGAGATGGAAACGGCAACCGGAAACGATTGACCGTGGGATTGCGCCTGATAAAGGCCAGCAATTCCGATCATTGCCATTCCGATGCTGATCGTTGCCATCGTTGCCAAAGCGTTGCCGCGTTAAAAAGGCGGCGGCACCGATGACAAAGCCGCCGTTCTCAAAGTTTGAGGAATGCGCCTGAGTAAGCCTGACGACCTCGATAGATCGTCAGACGTTCTCAGTGATGCCGACCATCGGCACCGTTCGAGGGACGAAATCAGAAGGCAGCTACCCCTCCTAAGACCAGAGCGTGTGCGGGGGACAATGCGCCCGCCTGTTTCACCAAAGGTCGATTTCCCGAATCCGATCTTGCTTCCCGGTCAGTTCATCGCTGGTGTGTCGGTCCACGGCCGCAATGAAGTTCGCGAGTCGGTTTGATCGGGTTTCGTCCCCCGAACGCTACTGACGGTCACTAGATACGCCTGTGGAGTTTTTGGCCCGCTTGCCTGCTACGACTAGACCGGGCAAATTCCCGGCGGTGTCCCGGCAGACTTGACGCCATCCCCATGGCGCAACGAGCTTTGGTACAGGGCCGCCCCACTACTCCGACCCCTGAGAAACCGGGACACGCTTGCACGCATCTATGAAACGCGACGCCGAATCCTTCAGACTGCGGCTGTCAAAGAACGCAACTCTGAAAGGACCCGACGCGAATGGATGATCAAAAACTCAGAGACGCCGTGCTGGCGCTTCAGAAAATCGCAAATGAACTCACGCGGCTTCGCGAACTGGCGGAAGCTCAGTGGGGGAAGCCTCTCCGTCGATGAACTTGTAGAGAGCCTGAGCGGCACTGATCGCTTCCGCGATATTCGGGCCGCTCAGGACCACCGATATGCGCTCGAAGCACCAGCGCCGGCGGTCCTCTTCCATCATTGCTTTCCAGCTATCCATTCCCCCGTTCCCCTCTCTAGGCCGCCGCCTGTGAATCCTGCTTGCGCATAAAACTACGCACCCGGTCTAATGTGCGGGTCGTGACATCTGCTCCGGAACGCAAATTCGCCACCAGCTTCGCGTCATTTACTGAACGCAGTCCGAAGGTTGTCGGAGCCATGGCGTGCCGGCACAGAAAGACTTCAATTTCTGACAACAGCTGTTCATGCGTGCTCATGACGAAGCACTCTAATGGGTTATTCCCCAAAACGCAAGGGGGCTATCTGGGTATTCCCCATCAGCGCTTGGGCTATTCCCATGCGATACTGGCCGGATTGCATGAAAAATGACTGGGAACGGAAATGGATGAGAAGCGTAAGAGGTTTGTTGCGCGGATGGTCGAGCTCAAACGTAGTGCGAGCGAGGTTGAGCGCATCGGCGGCCTAAAGAGCGGTGCCGTTCGCGACTATCTGGGACGCAAAGACGGCAGGCCTGGGAACGAACCATCCATTGAGCGCGCAGTGGCACTTGCAAACGGTGTAGATTGGACCTTAGAACAATTTTTTCACAAAGTGGACAAAATTCAGTTAAAGTTGCGCCTTGATGGCGTAACGAAAGGTCAAGGGATGTGGTCATCCATTGAACGAGGAAAACCCGAAGTAATTCCCTTAACAATACCCACTGAAGGTCTTGTAGCGATTAAGATTTCACACGAAGGAGAAGTCCCTCAACTTGGCTTTCGAGCTGGCGATACTATCATCGGAAACAAATCTCTCGGGCCGAACTTTGGGAACCTCATTTCGACTGAGTGCATGATTTGCACGGAAGATGATCGGAAGCTGTTAGGTGTGCTGCACCTCGGAAGCAAAAAGACCCTTTTCAATGTGCAGCCGCTCAATCCCATCCTACCTCCGATCACTGACGTAAAGATCGCCTGGGTCGCGCCGATTACGCTAATCATCCGAGGTCACTGACAACTCCTTTTCCTTTAATGCGCCGCGAATCCGCTGAGTGGTTCATCAAATCCTGCGCGCCAACTTTTTGGGTAATTCCCCAAATTTGCTGTTGACTGCGTTTGGGGAATAACCCATATTCCAAATCACCGAAGCGAACCACGGCACACCCTAGAGCCGGTCGGAGCGCCAAGGGATCGGAAGCGGGCCAACGACCTTACCCACCCCTCCCGAGTTTGAACCGGCCGAGGATGACTGCGCCAGCGGGGCATCTTTGGGCAGCAGAGGGATCATCCCCGGCCGGTTTTTTTCCTGAGTGCTTGCGTTCAGCGGAGCGGACCTCTTGGAACATGACCGATCAGTTTTGGTGCCTGTCGCCGGCAACACGTCTTCTCCTGCAGGACGAAGCGGAACGTGCCTCGAAGCTCGCAGCACTCCAAGCCTCCTTGCTCGTCTCGAACGAGCTCAAGCCCAACTCTCAGAACTCATCGACGGCTTTGACGGACTTCCGGAGGCTTACGTCTCTGGGTCCGCAGCTTGGATCAGCTACCGCGAACTCGAGACAGCTTGCGAGCTGGTTTCCAGCGCTCACTCAGATCTGATCGGAGGTTGAGATGCACGAGCTTCTGACATCCGCGAGCGATCATCTCTACCTGTCGGGATTTCTCCTCTTCGTTCCGATCATCATTGGCATGGTCCATTTCTACGACAGAAAGAACGGAGACGAGTGATGAAACCCTCTGAAATTCTCGAGAAGGCCGCTGATCTCATAGAGCCGGAAGGTAAGTGGTTTCAGGGCTCTTATGGTGCGAAGAACGGAAAAGCTATCGTTGCTGGCATCGATCTCGCGAGAAAACTGACGGATGCAGACTGCTGGTGCGCCGCCGGTGCGATCATTGCTGCTTCGCCTGATGAATACGCAGAACGGCGCGCGAACGATTTCCTATGCCGCGTTTTGGGTGTGGCCTTCGACGTCGATAACGAAGGCATTGGTCAATGGAACGACAACGATCTGCGCACTCAATCCGAAGTCGTCGCAACACTTCGTAAGGCCGCCTCTCTCGCTAAAGAGCAGGAGGCAGTCTGATGCTCTCTGACGATCCTTTCAGCGTGATCCTCGGAACAGCGCTGATCCTTCTACCCAACCTCATCATTGGATACGTGGCCTTTAAGGCAAGGCTGGAGCAGTAGACATGGCGCACGCTGACGATTGCGGAATTAGAACGCGAGGCATTTGCGACTGTGGCGATTGGGATAGCGCAATGCCCAACCGCAAGAGCCTAGCTCGCGAACTTGCCGAACTGAATGCGCGTGGCCTGTTCATCTATCTCAGCGACAACTTTTCCATTGATGGAGTCGTTCAGGGTAAGTCCCACCAACTCCTAGGACCGTTCGCTGATGCTCTTGAACTCGCATTTGAGAAGGGCGTCACCGAGGGAATGAAGCGCGCTCTTACGGGAGCGGCTGCGTGATGGTTCACCCTCTTAGCCAAGCCGAAGCTGACCGCGTGTTCTCGAAAGAGGATCGTGAGGAATCCGCTAAGCGCCTGCAGCCTCAGTACCGCAACGCCCGCCAGCGCTTTGATCGCAACATGAAGAAGTGTGACCGGCTTCTAGCAGACTTCGACAAGCGCATTGGAACGATTTGGGACTTAGCAGAGCGGGAAATCTACGCAGAGAGAGCGCAGATTAACGCAATGGAAATGCACGCCTTAGAGGCACTGATGCGAGGGCTTTTTGCATGACAGATCGTCGGGGCACCGCCGTGCAAGCGATCGAGTTTGCAATCGAAATAGATGACCATTTCGACCGTCTGCAATTCTTGAATGATTGGTTAGAGGGCGTCGCAGAGAGCGATCCTGAATGGTCTGACTACTGGCATTGGCTCCAACTCAAAGCGCTGAAGGAGGTGCCGGTATGAGCAACGTCATTCGCCTCAACCTTCCTCCGAGAGCAACAGCATTTCCGCCAGAGGAAGATCCTGCAACTGCGATGCTCAAGGCAATTGCGCGCTGTGAAAAGCGGTACGGGCAGCACATCACGGCAGTCATCATCGCTAGAAAATATCAGATCGCAGACAGCATTGCGAACACGAACAACTGGCGCGAGAGAGCGCGGCAGATGTTTCAGAAGGAGCCGAAGTAATGGCCGATGTATCGCGAGAACTTCACATTCAAGGCGAAGCCGCAAAGGCATTGCTGCTAAACATTCGCGACGTTGTCGAAGATGACGCCGAGATGATCGAGACGGCGATCGAAGGCGAGACGAACCTGAAAGAAGCCATTTCGGCTGCGGTCGATCGCATCCTCGAACTCGATGCACACGAGGAAGCCATTGCGCTGCAGATCAAAGCGCTGTCCGAACGTAAGGAACGGTTCTCGCATCAGTCGGAGCGCATCAAAGCCGCCGTGCATGTGGCCATGTCTCAGGCGGAGCTTCGCAAGATCGAACTCCCGCAAGCAACCTTGGGAGTTCGGGCTGTAGCACCGAAAGCCGAGATCACCGACGAGGCATTGATCCCGTCGAAGTTCTTCAAGCCGCAAGACCCGAAGCTCGATCGCAAGGCCATCCTTGATGCGCTCAAGGCGAAAGAAGAAGTGCCTGGCGCGACGCTGAGCAATGGTGGCGAGACGATATCAATTCGGAGCAAGTGATATGGGCGCTTTGGCACTCGTCGATAACGCAAAGTCTCTGGATCTGATACGCCGCACGGTCGCGAAGGATTGTGACGCAGCGGAATTTGACACGTTCATTCATATCTGCCGCGCGGTCCGCTTAGACCCGTTGCGCCGACAGATATACGCCTTCGTGTTCAATAAGCATGATGCGCGCTATCGGCAGATGACAGTCGTCACGGCAATTGGCGGTTATCGGTCCATTGCCGAGCGCACGGGGAACTACCGGCCGGACGACAAGGCACCCCGCTACGAATACAGCGAAGCCGCGAAAGACGCCAAAACGAACCCTCTGGGGATCGTGAAGGCCGAGGTTTCGGTGTTCAAATTCTCGCACGGCGAATGGTTCGAATGCGTCGCGGAAGCCTATTGGGAAGAATACGTACCACTCAAAGACGGCGCGATCGACAGCAAGAAGACAGGTTGGGTCAAGAGCCCACGCAACCAAATCGCAAAATGCGCCGAAGCAGCAGTGCTGCGCAAAGCGTGGCCAGATGACTTCGCTGGTCTAGAGGTCGAGGAAGAAACCGACCGCCGCGCCTCTCTCGAGTTATCTGCCAGCGAGCTTGCTGACGAAGGCGCTCAGAAGGTCCGCTTCGAACTGATTGGCGGCATCAACTGCATCACGATTGATTGGTGTGATGGTGAGCCTCTTGCTCGTGAACCTGTAGGCGTCTTTGGCGACAAGGTTCTCGCCTTCATTGCTCAGCACAAGTCAACCGATCCTGATCGTGTTCGCATGTTCCACAATCGAAATGCTGCGGCACTCAAAGAGTATTGGGCGAAAGACAAGGCTGGGGCTCTCGAACTCAAGAAGGCGTTCGAGGCTATCCAATAATTTTCCAACCAGGGGGTACTTATGAAATCGATATTCATCACGTCTATTTCTGCAATTGCGTTGCTCGCTGCGTCTCCAGTTTACGCAGGGTGCAGCTTCGGAAATCCGCATGACTGCATTGGGCCTGCAGGGCCTCAAGGCCCAGCCGGGATCGATGGAAAAGACGGCCGAGACGGTGTCGATGGAACCAACGGAATCGACGGAAAAAATGGCGTCGATGGCAAGGACGGCCTGAACGGCAAAGACGGGCGCAATGGCCTCAATGGCTTGAACGGGCGTGATGGCCGCAACTTCGATTCCGATGACACGCTTGCTCTTAGTGCAGCTCTTTCTCCTCCTGTTTGGCTTGGAGACAAAGAGACTGTCCGGGTCAGTGTTGGAACTGGTTTCAATGAAGGTGCTGCTGCTGTCGGTGCAGCGGGCGTTGTCCGTATCGACGGTGGATTGGCGGGCTTCGTGGGCGGCGCCGTAAGCACCGAGACGGGCGCATGGGCTGGCAAAGCCGGATTGAGCTACGGATGGTGAGTGCCGGTCATGGCTGACATTACAGGACCAATCTCGACTCTACCGGGCGCAATCCACCAGCAACCGGAAAGCGCTGTTTGCGACAACCATCCTGACCGGCCGGCGACTGTTCGCATTCAAGGCGAGACGGATTCCTTCGGCTGCGAAATGTACGACTACTGCGACGAGTGCGCGAAAGAACATCGCCGCGACATGCGGGAAGACAAGAACATTGGCGATTGCGACTGGTGCAGCGCCAAGAACGTCAAACGCATCTCAGCTCGCGATTATGAAGAAGGAATGTGCGGGCGCGTCTATCAGGTTTGCGCACCCTGCAAGAAGCGCCAGAACGACGAAATCGAGGACAACCTATCACGTTACGGCGATTACGATGACTACGACGACTGAAGACACTCGCCAGCTTTGGCAGCGCATAGCAGACGCAGAATGGATGGCGCGAGAGGGTTACAGCCTCGACGCCATCATCGAACAAACGAAGCTAAGTCGCATTACGGCCCACTGCACGTACACCAGAGTTCGGCACACGTTCGATGATTTCAGTGCATTGCGTAAAGGCTCGAAAGATGACGCGCAATGACCAACGAGCAAATTATTATCTGGATGTATGTCGTCGGACTCTTTTCGACGTACGGGTTTATCCAGGACACTAGCTGCCATCCGCTGGTGCGCGTTCTCGTCCTGCTGTTTTGGCCGGTGGCAATTCCGGCTGCAACAATTCTCGGCGTTGGTCTGAGAGTTTGGGAAATATGGAGAGCTTGATGAACGCGCACCAACGCATCGTCTCCGAAGAAATACCAGCGCATGAGCGTCCATTAAGCGAGCGCTACCGCGTGACTGCAAACCAATGGTGCAGGCTCGACGGGGCAGCGCGGATGCTTGAGGAGAAGAAAACCCTCGAACTCGAAAAGCGCAAGGATGCCGTGATCGCAGAACTCGGCCCAATGCCTGAGAACAAAGCCGAGCGCATCGTCAAAGCCTCTCAGGATTGGGCGGATTACGTTACGGCAATGGTGAACGCAAGGACAGCAGCAAACGAGTTGCAGCACGAGTTGATCGGAATCCGAATGGAGGAGCGGGAAATCAGTGACCGCAACCAGACCATTAGAGCCGAAATGCGATTGGCACGCTCATGAACAGCATTCCCGATCAGATCCGCCGCAGAGGCGAACGCGCCTTACACAATGCAGCAATGGCCATTCAACGGGGTGACGTTGAGGCAAAGCGCAAGTTTCTCGACGATGCGCAGATGTGCAGGAGGCTTCTACTTGAAGCGGGAGAGCCAGACTTAGAGCCTGTGATGGACCCTGACGCCATCGAACGCTGCGATCAGACGGAGGATCTTTTCGCATGAACCCGACCAACTGGCAGCACCTCATGGCCTCTCAACGTGATCTGATCTCATGCGCAAAGAACGATGAAGTCAGAGCATGTGGGGAAAGAGTCCTCAAGATCCTCGATTACCTGTCGAGAGGTGATGCGGTGTTCAAGGAACTCGTCCGTCTCCAGGAGGAGGAGCCTGATTTGTTTGTCGCCTTCTGCAGATTAGTCCGCATGGGAGCGCGTCTCTCTGACATTCGCGCAACAGAACAGTTTGCTGAGGATATGGGGCTGTGATTGTGAAACCTGAAGCACTGAGATCGGCCATTTCAATTTATCTCGGTCAAGCTACTGCGGCTGGGATCATCGGATGGATCACATTCGATCCGTTCTTTCTAAAACTCGCGGCCTTTTCGGTCGGCGCGGTCGCGGTCAATGCCGTTTTTATTCTCATCCAGTGGATGATTTGGAGAGCGGAATGAGCCGCTCCCCCTGGCACCATGAGCCCCGCGCCATCCTGTCAGAGCAGAAGGCGGCCAAGCTCTTTCTTGAGCATGGCGGTTGCTGCGACCAGTGCGGGCGCAAACTGATGCCGGGAGACGATTGGATCGTTGAGCACGTTCTGGCGCTCGAAAACGGAGGCACGAACGACTGGGACAATCTTGGGATTACCTGTTCGTGGTGCAAGCCGAAGAAGGATGCCGCGGATCATGCCACTGCCGGCCACGGTCGACGAATGGCAGCAAAGCACATCGTCTCGAAATCCATGCGGAAGAAATCGGCTTTAGCAAAGAAGCCGGGAACGAAGTTCGACTGGCGTCAAGGCCGATACGTTCGTGATGAGTGAGCGATCCTCTCAACTCTCTAAAGGATCAGGAGAATAAAAAGAATGTCAGACGTCATCGAAGACATCATCGTGGCAGCGTATAAGCGCGGAGCCGAGTGGACGCGCATAAATCCGGACAGCGCCGAATACGTTGGTAAGGCTGCTCGCGACTACGCCGACCGGATCATGTCCACTGAGGAATCCGTATCTTCCATCGTCAAAGCCGTAAATGGGTTCGAGAAAACGACGGGATTGATCCGGCGACTCGCGGCGATGATGGCCTGCGATAGCGACGAAGATGCGGACTATTGCGCCACGCAAATGGAAATAGAAGACCCAAGCGAATTTATTGCCGTTTGGCGCGAACTTAACATCATCCTTGCAGCCCGTTCTTCTTTTGGTGAGGCGCGCGTATCAGAAGCACAGGGGGAACGATGAAACGATTTTGCGCCGGCTGTGGCGAAGAGCTTCCTGAATTTGGGAGAACGATTTCGTTTTTCCATTTCGGGGATGCGCCGCCGGACCGATGCCATGATGATCCAGAGTGCATCGAACTTCGCAACCTTAGGCGCGATTTGCGAGTGCCCGTCGACCGCGCCAAATCCCAATTCAAGCAGGAGGGGTAGCAGGATGTCAGAAGCAGCAGCGCCGGAACGGACGGCGGATACGACGGCAATTCAAGATGTGATCGCAGAGCGTGAAAGGCAGATGGCCATCGAAGGCTGGACGCCAGAGCATGACGATAAACACAACTACGGTGAGATGGCTGAAGCTGCGGCCTGCTACCTTATGGGGGCCGGAAGGAGCTATCCGAGGCCGCCGCAGCAATGGCCGTGGCTCTCGAAATGGTGGAAGCCAAAGGACCGGCGACGTGACCTTGTCCGCGCCGCCGCACTCGTCATCGCTGAGATCGAACGTATCGACCGCGCATCATCAGATACGAGGGCAAAATGAGCGAAGCAGCAGCGCCGGAAGCCTCTCAATGAGCGCAACAATTGATGATCTCAAACGACTCCAAAAGCGCATCAGAGAATGCAAGGGGGCTGATAGAGAGCTTGATAAGACTATTTGGCTCGCAATTGGAAATGCGCCTCGTGTGGTTCCCGAAGGCTGCACACTCAATACCGGCCTCGCTCCCCGCTACACCACCTACCCTGACGGCCTTGGAGCGTGTGTCTCGCTTATGGATTCTGTTTTGCCGGGATGCGTTTGGGAACGGGTAAAAGGCGGGGCATTCTTTATTTACCGAACCGCGCGAGCGCTGATGCCGCTCAACTGGCTCGATCTTCCTGAACACAACCTCCCCAACGACTGCCTGACATTCATCGACGCGATAGTTGCAGCCAATATTAGTGAATTGGAGGCGGCGCTTGTCCAGGAGCACTGAATTCAAGAACCTTCCTTTTGGAGAAAGGTTTGAAAAATCGTACACGCCGGAACCGAATACCGGATGCTGGCTATGGATTGGCACTGTAATCCTGCCACCGCGAAGCTTGCACCGCGGTCACATCTGGTACGAAGGTAAGCAGATTTATGCGCACCGAGCGGCTTGGCTCGCCTTCCGTGGACCTATTCTAGACGGACTGTTGGTATGCCACCACTGCGACAACCCATCATGTGTAAATCCGGATCATCTTTTTCTCGGCACTCACGCCGACAACACGCGCGACTGCGTAAAGAAGGGTCGATCCAGGGGGAACACGAATAGCGGTGACAAGCACTGGTCACACGTGCGTCCTGATCTCATTAGACGTGGTGCTGATTGCAAGAAATCCGTTCTAACCATTGAACAGGTTCACGAGATAAGAGCGCGGCGCATCGCAGGTGAAGCTCCGGTCGATATTGCCCGTGAACTTTCCGTATCGAAGGATGTCATCTACCGCTGCGCATCAGGCAAGATGTACGGGCTCGCTCCGATCAAAGCACTACCCATTCGTGTCGCCAGACTGCCACGAGGCGAGCGCCACCATTTCGCGAAGATAACCGATGCCCAGAGAGCCGCGATCGAAAAAGACACGCGCCGATCAGGGATTATTGCCAAGGAGTATGGCCTAGCACCGACCAGCGTCGCGCGCATTCGCGCAAAGGCGAGGACCGCTGCAATCGCGCAGGAAGAAGCACGGGAGCGCACCGCATCAGGAGAACAGGATAAAGCCGATGCGTAGAAATCAAATGTCAGAGAACGAGAAAGTTATCTGGTTTGCGCTTCTGTTTCCGATCTTCTGGCCATTCATCCCTGTCGTTCTGATCTGCATGTTGTGCGAGAGCATCGGCCACAAATATCGCGCATGGAAATGGGGCCGGATAGCCGCCCGAGAGGCACGGGAGAAATCCGATGTCACCCTCCCGAAAGCAAGTGCATCAGGAGAACAGGAGACGATATCGTGAACCCATACGATGACATGCTTAAGACGTGGAAAGCCAACGGTGGACCTCGTCCTCACTCAAGGCCAGATGGAGTCCCAACACGCTGCGACATGCAATTTATGACGCCAGCGGAACTGGCCATCACGGATGCGATGCGCGCAGTCGAAAAGGCTGGAGGCAGCATCGCTCTAACCGACGCCGTAACAATGCTCAGCATAGCGCGGGAGCGCGTGGCAGATCACGTTGAGGGTCGCGCCTCTACCTCCCGGCTGATACGGTGAAGGAAAGAACGGATGAAATGCCGAATTATCTATGAGGGAAAGACGGCGAAGGAGTGGGCCGCGATCTGGGGCCTATCAGTTGACCATGCGCGACGGTGGATCACGAAGTTGAAGCGCGCCTCATCAGGACAGGAGGGGTAGATGACAGAGAATGACTTAGAAGACATCAAAGGCAAGACGCTAGCGGCAATCGAACGCCTGGGCGATGAAGAGCTCGTATTCGTTACCACGGACGGCATTCGCTACCGCATGTATCACGGTCAGGATTGTTGTGAGAGCGTCAGTTTGAACGAGGTCATTGGCAACCTGGATGACTTGATAGGATCTCCGATCATCGAAGCTGAAGAGGTGATCGGTGACAACGATAAGGAACCAAAGCCTGAGTATCCGGACAGTTGGACATGGACGTTTTACAAGTTCGGAACGGCCAAAGGTCACGTCACGTTGCGCTGGCTTGGTGAGTCCAATGGCTACTACAGCGAAAGCGTTGAGTTCGTGAAGCTGGTGAATTGAAGGGCTAACCCATGTCTGAGACAGCAATAGAGCAGAGAAAACGATCAGCAATCGAGGAACTTGTTTCGCGTCTCCGGCTTGGAGGCCCGAACGCATCGGAAGTTTCTGACCAAGCCGCCGACATCATCGATAGCCAGCAGAGAGAGATAGAGGCTCTAAAAGCGAAAGAATGGTCGCCGATGATGAAGGGCGCCGCAATGGCTGATGCGCAAAAGGTCTGCGACCAACACGCAGAAATCACCCGTCTCACATCAGAGAGAGACGCCCTTAAAGCAATCGTATCTGACTTGGTGAAAGCAGCAGAGCCGTTTGTGAATTTCATTAAATCTGGATACGGCGCCTACAATCCGGACTCGTTCCTTGTGGAATTAGAGATAGGCAATCTCCGCGCTCTTTCAGAAGCAGTCGCTCGGGCGGGAAAGGACACCCCATGACCTCAACAGACTACAAGTTCGGGACGTGGTATCCGATAGAGAGCAAACCGAAAATCGGTGAGTTCCTCGTCTGGCTGAGAGAACCTTTATTCGGCTCCAATACGTGGCCAATGCGAATTAGAGAGAACGGCATCACGTTGATAGCTGGACAATTCCATTTTGAAATGTCCGCTCCCACGCACTGGATGCCTTTACCCCCACCACCTGGCGCTGAGTGGAATTTCTCGAACGAAGCCGGGAGCGACGCCGTCAGCTTGATAGGACCTACTTCACCCCCACCCGGTACGAAAGGGATAGAGGATTAGAGACGATGGCATTGTTTCGTACATTTGAGGATGCTGCGGAGGCGATCTATCCGACGCCCGACCGGCGTCCGCGTGTGCGTACCCTGCGTGAGAGAATGGCCGCCGCCCAATGCGTCGTCTACGACGGCCGGGAGTGCTACACCACCGACGCACTGATTGATAAATACAAGGCTCAGCTATGCAAGGCCACCGCTCCAAGCTCAAACCAGTTAAGCGGCGCAAGAAAACGAAGGAAGGGACCTTCGAGACGTACTGGGTCGCCCGTGGTTTCGTCCCCGTTCGACGAAAGGATGGAACTTTCGGCCGAAGAAGAATTGAACGCAGCCTTAGAAGCGACCTCACGGCTAAAGCGCGGCAAGCCGAAGTCGATAAACTCAACCAAGCCTTTGAGGATAGCGCACAGAACGTCAACCTGACGTTTGCCAAGGCGTACAACAATTATATCGGCGTCGGCAAAGAAGTGCCGATGCTGGGTGTTCAGATCCTTCACGAACTTGGTGTTCGCCAGTGCATCGAGATTGACGACAGCGTGATGGTCGCGGCGAAGGCGAAGATTTTTAAATCTGACGCCAGGCCGTCTTATGTCAATCGACACCTATACACGCCAGTCATCGCGATATTGCACATGGCCCTCAAAGAGGCTGCTCCTGAGCTGACGCGCCCCGAAGGCCACAAGGATTCACCTGAGATCAAAATCCCCAATCAGGATTGGTTCCGGATTGTCGGTAAGCAGATGGGCATCGACACGCGCGCCCTAGTCTACTTCCTGACCATTCACGGCCGCCGCTTGGGCGATGCGCTCGGACGCACGCCTGAGAACTTCGACCCGAAAGCCGGAACGCTTCTGATCGGTAAGGCAAAGAACGGGAAGCCCATATTCATCGACCTTCACCCGTCCGTGGTCGAAGCGTTCAAGTTGATGCCGGATTGGGAAAAGCGCCGCTGGCTGTTTCGGGATGGACCGAACTCGGGAGGCAACGTCCGGAAGGACATTCTTGTCGCCGTGCTTAAGGCCAATGGTTTCGACCCGAAGGACTTTCGGCGTCGTGTACCGGGACGGCCGCCGCAAATCGACGAGGCGAAGGCCAAAGCGCACATCAGCGAGCACGGCACCATTCCTTACTTCGGCACGCACGCCATTGGCAGGCACTCGGCGGCGACCAGAGCTCTATTGCAAGGCTACAGCCTCCTGCACGTTCAGAAGATGTACGGCTGGGACACGCCCGAGATGCTGTCGAAGCGCTACGGACATTTG